AGGACGGAGATGAATATCTCACCCCAATGAATATGACCGAGCTGGGACAGGGGGGAAATGGAAAAGACCTGGTGACCGGAAGATTGCTTCTTGAAAAGGCAAAGAAGGAAAAAGAGGCTCAACTGGCAACATAAGGAGAGGAAAATGTCAGAAATAGCTGTAAAAGATGCCGGGGAGTTTATTGAGGGGTCATTTCGATCAATCGAGATCACGTCTGGTGTCAAGGCCATGGTCGGAAAGTTAAAGAGCGATCCTTTGGGTTCAGTCGTCATTGAAAAATATCTTTTTGATAATGAAAAATTTTCGACGGCTGAAGCAGAAAAGTGGGTTGATGAACACAAGAGGCATTCGGAAGTGGAAACACGATCATGTGAGGGAAATTTTAGAATTTCTATTGACGACAAAGTGGTAACACTCCGGGGAACTGCGGTCCCTTACAATAAATTATCATCGAATCCAATCGCCGGTTATCCCCCCGAGCTCAAAGAAAGAATCTTACCGGGTGCTTTTAAGCGCTCCGTTGAAAGTGGAGCGAATATTTTTATGTTTTGGAATCATGAGCAAAAATATGTTCTTGGCCGAACATCAAAGGGAACGTTGAGATTGACAGAAGATGGTGGCGGAATACAGTTTGAAAACAATCCCCCCGATGCTCAGTGGGTCAAGGATTTAATTCCCTCAATTAGAAGAGGGGACATCGCCAACATGAGTTTTGGTTTCCAGAATGATGTTGCTCCCACATGGACTAAAGAAGACGGAATAAACGTTATAAATGTGCGGGCTGCAACATTGACCGAAATAAGCATCGTGACTCATCCGGTTTATGAGTCAACGAGTGTTTTTTCTCGGGGATCCGGTTTCATGGTGGTTGATGGTGTAGTGCTTGATTGTATTTCTGAAGAGAAAGCAGCCGAGCAAGTGAAGGAAGAAGAAGAGAGATTCAAGAAGCTGGATGACCAGTTCGAGTCTTTCAAAAAAATGTTGCTTTAAAAATTTAACCTGGAGGTAATTAAAATGTCTGCTGAAAAAATTATTGAATTATCAAAACTCATTCAAAGTAGGATGGCCGAGTGCGAAGCCATGAAGACTCAGGCCGAAGGTGAAAAACGACATCTTAACGAAGAGGAAAGAAAGAGATTTTCTGAGTTCATGTCTGAGGTCGTTATGTACAGCGAAGAACTGGAGCTTATGAAGAGAGAAGTTACGGTTAAAGACATTCTCAGCCGAGGTTCAAATGACCGTGTTTTTAAACCGGCGCCGTTGAATGAAGATGAGTTAACCAGAAAATTCCCTGGCATGCCCCCCAAGGATCTTCGGTTTTCTTCTTTAGGAGAAAACCTCATGGCAATCAAGACGGCAAACACAGGCGGGGGACAGGACCGGAGACTTGGATACGGGGAAAGTCAACTCCGTGCCACCGGAATGGGCGAGGGGATCCCGTCTGACGGTGGGTTCATGGTTCAGACAGATTATAGCTCTGAGCTGATCACGAAAGTTTATGCAGCAAGCCCGGTTCCCTCAAGGGTTCGCAGGATTCCGATCGGGGCCAATGCCAATGGCCTGAAAATGAATGCAATCAAGGAGACTTCTCGAGTGTCGTCAATCTGGGGCGGGATCATCATGTATTGGCTTGATGAAGGGGCCATAAAAACCCCGACTCATCCTGAACTGCGACAGATCGAGCTCAAGCTGAAGAAGATTGCAGGTCTGTGGTATGCGACCGATGAGCTTCTACAGGATGCGACAGCCCTTTCCGCCGTTGCGAATGATGGATTTGCCGAGGCCCTTGACGTTGAATTGGAAAGAGTCATCATTCGAGGCACCGGCGTTGGACAGCCCCTGGGGATTCTTGCCAGCGGCGCTTTGATCTCAACCCCGGCAGAGGGTGGACAGCTTGCTGATACCATCGTGGCCGAGAATATCGTCAACATGTTTTCTCGGATGTGGCCTCGCGGGACAGGCAACGCGGTGTGGTTGATCTCACAGTCAATCCTTCCGCAGTTAATGTTCATGACGATGCCTGGACTTCCGACCATTCCCCTCTATATGCCTCCCGGCGGACTGTCGGTTGGCCCGTATGGGACATTGATGGGGCGGCCGGTTTTCGCTATTGAGAACTGCTCTGCCATCGGTGATTTGGGAGACATCATGTTCGTTGATCTCTCACAGTACCTCATGATCGACAAGGGTGGGGCGCAGGTGGCGAGCTCCATCCATGTGAAGTTCCTTTACGATGAGACCGCTTTCAGGGTGGTCTATCGGACGGATGGACAGCCGATTTGGGTTGCTCCTCTGACACCGAAAGACGGAAGCGCAACGGTCAGCCCGTTTGTCTCCCTGGCGGCCAGATAATATAACCTTTTGACAGGCGGAGGCGCTTCAAAACGGCCTCCGACCTAACAAGGAGAAAAGATCATGTATTTAAGCGAAGTTTGCAGAATTATAAATGCAGGCCCTCCGGAGGCTACTTTTGGGATCACCGGGGTCTATGTCAACATGGAAAACTTTTCTCATCTCACCTGTATCCTTCAGATGGGAGTAGGTGCCGCAGCAACCATCACGGTGGAAAAAGATGCAGATGGAGCAGGCGCTGGGACAGCAATAGCATTCAAGTATCGCATGTGCAACACGGCTTATAACGCTGCTGGAGGAGACACTCTGGCCGATGAGGTTCAGATCGTTGGCGCTGGTGGAGTGGCGATGGGTGCGACCGATAACTCCTTTATGGTCATCGAACTGGATGCAGCGGAGTTATTGGATTTCACCACGACAGGAGCGGTGAATTATCCCTATGTCAGAGTCGTTGCAACGACAGGTGGTGCTGGGGTGGGAGCTTTTATCTATATTCTCAGTGGGCAAAGATACAAAGATGCGCCAACAGCATTGACAGTATAACTTATGACAGGCCGGATGCTTTAAAACGATCCGTGACCTATAAGGAGAAAATCAGATGCTTTTTACTGAAATTCACAAGATCATAAATGCCATGCCTCCGCACTCTACCAATGGTGGAATAGGGGGAGTTGCAGCCTACGTTAATATGGAAAATTACAGTCATCTCACCGTTGTTGTGCAAATGGGAGTGGGTGCCGTCTCTACCATCACGGTAGAAAAGGATGCAGATGGGACGGGCGCGGGAACTGCAATCGTATTTAATTATCGAATGTGCAATACGGCTTACCAGACAGCCGCGGGGGATCTATTAGGTGCTTTAACTGCGGCCGTGGTGGGTGGTATAGCGACGGGAACAACCGATAATTCTTTCATGGTTATCGAGTTGGACGCTTGCGAATTGGGAACAGAATTTCCCTATGTCAGGATCGCTGCGACAGCAGTGGCTGGTGTCGTCGGGGCCATTTATATTCTCAGTGGAGCACGGTATCAAGAGCCAACACCGACGGCATTGTCAGTGTAATTTTTTCGGGGGGAGGAGAAGGATTTTAGTCCTCCTCCCTTTAACCCTGTAACCAATCTGCCCCGGAGGGATGGCAGCACCGACTCTTAGAGTTAGTGAAAATCGGAGGTTTTAAAAATGGGATCAACAAAAGCAAGATACAGGGGTGGTCAGATAGCTTTTTTTGACAACACAACCCAGGAGACGACTGCTCCTCTGGCACCGAGGTATTTGTTTGATGATTTCGAGGGAGTAACCTACAACACCCTTCAGTGGCTGTATGCTGACAATGCGGAAGGGACAGAAGCTCTCGATGGTGTTGGAAACGCAATATTTACCCTTGACGCAACGGCCAATAACCAGGAGGCTGGGATCGTAAATCAAGGTAACGTCTTGAGTTGGGACACTGACAAAGGACTTGTGGTTGAGTATCGGGCCGCTTTCACCGTGGTTCCAACGGTAGGGACAGAAGGTCTCCTTGGAGTTCTCGGAGAAGCACAGGTGGATGACCAGCAGATTGTGGCGGCTGATGACTATGCCGAGCATGCGGTGTTCGCAGTCACTATCAACGGGCTTTGCAGCATTCACACTGATGACGGAACCCATCAAAATGGCCCCGTTGCAACAGGGGTCACCATCACCGCCGGGGTTTATCACGTTTTCAGGATCGACTTCACGGACATTGCCAATGTTCTGTTTTTTATCGATGGGGTTCAGGTCGCCAAGACAACCACCTTCATCATGCACGACTTAGCCAGCCATCTGGTTCAGCCCTTTGTTAACCTGACAAAGACCGGAGCAGATGCTGGGCTCGGAACCATCGCCCTTGACTACATCAAGATCTGGCAGGCGACTCGTTAGATAATTAACCTGTAACCGATCTGCCTCTTAGGGATGGCAGCACAGATCAAAAGACTGTGAAATGGGAGATTTAAAATGGGAATAACAAAAGCAAAATGGAGAGGAGGGCAACTGGCGTTTTTTGACGGTGCAACTTACGAGACTGTCAGACCGCTTGCCCCTCGATATTTATTCGAGGACTTTGAAGCAGTAAGCTACGACACCCTTCAATGGCTGTATGCGGAGACTATAAACGCTGATACGCAGGCGCTTGACG